CCGTGATGATGAAGTGCGTGAATGGCTGCAAGACACCAGTATGCGTATGATGCGAGCATTAAATCAGTCTAACTTTGAGACTGAGGTTCATGAAGTTTATGTTGACTTGGTTGTGTTTGGCACGGCTTGTATGTTCTGCGAGATGGATAAAGGCAGACTGCGGTTTAGCACACGACATATTTCGGAATACTATGTGACTGAAGACCAGTATGGCATGGTTGATGCCGTCTTCCGCGAATATGAAATGACAGCTTCACAAGCAGTAGAAAGATTTGGGTTAGAGAATGTCGGGAATTATATTGCTAGAATTTTTGAAAAGAACCCAGACGATGATGTCACCATCCTACACGCCGTACATCCGCGCACAAAAAGAGATGTCACAAAGGGCGATAAATCAAATATGCCTTTCATGTCCTGTTACATCAGCATGGAAGACAAACAGATTATTTCTGAAGGCGGCTTTGAAGAATTGCCGTATGTCGTGCCACGGTTCTTAAAAGCTACTGGCGAAGTTATGGGAAGAAGCCCGGCAATGACTGCGCTGCCTGACGTTAAGATGTTAAATCTGATGTCCAAAACAATCATTCAGGCCGCACAAAAGCAGATTGACCCACCTTTGTTAGTTCCTGATGACGGCTTTCTTTTGCCAATTAGAACACAACCCGGCGGTCTAAATTTCTTCCGGTCTGGCTCAAGGGAAACAATTACTCCGTTGAACACTGGTGCAAACATTCCTATTGGGTTGAACATGGAAGAGCAGCGACGTTCAGCTATTCGTTCTGCGTTCTATGTTGACCAGATTCTTTCCTCTGGCTCACCAAGCATGACGGCTACTGAAGTCATGCAAAGGCAGGAAGAGCGGATGAGGGTTATTGGCCCTGTGCTGGGAAGATTGATGAATGAGATGCTGCGGCCTCTAATTGACCGTATCTTCTCATTGATGCTTCGTGCCAATATGCTTGCGCCAGCACCTGAAGTATTGCAGGGGCGCAATGTGGATATTGAATATGTATCACCTCTTGCTAAGGCTCAAAAGGCAACTAGCCTGAACAACACAATGAAGGCTCTTGAGATACTCATGCCTCTGTCTGAAGCTTTACCTGTTGGCGACCACATTGACCCTGACGGGTTAGTGCGCCATGTCACCGATGCGTTAGGTGTGCCTAAGACAACAATGCGCTCAATGGCAGAGATTGCTGAGATGCGTGAACAGCGTGAAGCTGCGCAACAAGAACAGATGGAGCGCCAGCGTGAGCAAGAAGATGTCTACACAACTGCGCAAGCAGCGCAGGCGGTTCGTATGGTTGGAGGTAATCAGTGAAAGAATTAACGCAGCTTAGGGATATGTATAAGCAAACCTTTGGGACTGATGTTTCCAAGAAGGTTCTAAAAGACCTTGAGGCCCGTTGTAATTGGAGGGCTTTAAGTTATGTGGCTGGCGATGCTAATGCCACAGCTTTCGAGGAGGGTAAGCGAGCGGTTATCCTCCACATCTACAACATGATGACAGAGGAGTAACTATGTCAGAAGAAAATGTCGAACAGGTAGCCCAGCCTGAAACTACGCTGATGGAAACACCAGCGGAAGTGGCGCAAGGCGGGTCTGGTAACGATTTTCTAGGAATGATTCCAGAAGAATTGCGTGACCACCCTAGCCTATCCCCAATCAAGGATGTTGAAAACTTAGCTAGGTCTTACGTTAACGCACAAAAACTTATTGGCGCGGATAAGATTCCATTGCCAGTTAACCCAACAGATGAAGACTTAGACCGAATTTACTCTCGGCTTGGTCGCCCAGAAACATCTGATGGCTATGAGATTAAGGCTGATGGCAACATCATTACAGAGGATATTGCTAAAGAATACTCTGACATGGCTCATAAGCTACGGCTAAGTCCACAGCAGGCAAGCGGTATTCTTGAGTATTATCAATCACTTGCGTCACAAAGTGAATCCGGCATGGAAGAGCGAGATGCACAAGTTATGCAAGATACTGAGTTGTCTCTAAAGAAAGAATGGGGCGATAATTTTAGCAACAAGCTTTCCATGGCGAAGGAAGTTGTCGAATCCTTTGGCTCTTTAGAGATGCTGGATATGCGTTTGGCTGACGGCACTAAGGTCGGCAACCATCCAGATTTTATCAAAGCATTTGCAAAAATGGCGGATTTTCGTCATAATATGACAACTGAAGACACTGTTGCGGATGCGCCAATGGCTCGCACTCTAAGTAGGCAAGCAGCTCAAAATGAGATTGATGCCATTATGAATGACAAGTCACACGCATATTGGGACAGAAAGAATGTTGTTGGACGCCAACAGGCAATCCAGCGGATGCAAGAATTGATGGGCATGGTTCATGGATGAGCTTGATAAAATCCAGACACGCCTAGACTGTTTGCGTCTTGCCATAGAATTTGGTTCTATGCGAGACGTATTAAATCCGGCTTCACTCGCAGATAAATACTATGAGTGGGTCATGCAGGGTAGCGATGAAAGTCGTCCTGTTGACAATCGGAAAGACGATAGCCACAGGGGGGCTAAAAATCCCAGAAGCGTCCGTAAGGGTAGCGCATCGCAAATGACAATCGCAACTTAGTAGAACAAGAGGTTTATTATGTCTACACAAGTAACTACCGCGTTTGTCCAACAGTATTCTGCTAATGTGCAGATGCTATCACAGCAGATGGGTTCTCGTCTGCGTGATGCGGTTCGCATTGAGAATGTTGTTGGCAAAAACGCATTTATCGACCAGATTGGTGTGGCTACGGCTCAGGCTCGTACAACTCGTCATGCCGATACACCACAGATTGACACTCCACATTCACGGAGACGTCTAACTTTGGCAGACTATGAGTATGCTGACTTGATTGATGACCAAGACAAGATTCGTATGCTCATTGACCCAACCTCAACCTATGCTCGCGCTGCTGCTGCTGCTATGGGTCGTGCAATGGATGATGTTATCATCGCCGCTGCTCTCGGCACTGCTGCAACAGGCGAAACTGGTTCAGGTTCTGCTACAATCACCAACAGCATTGCTAATGGCAATACCAACCTGACCCTCGCAAAACTGCGCGAAGCGAAGTATATGCTTGATTCAGGTGATGTTGACCCATCACTTCAGCGTTATATTGCTGTCGGCCCAAGCCAGATTCAGGCTTTGCTTGCTGACACCAACGTAACTTCAAGTGACTTCAACTCTGTCAAAGCGCTTGTTCAGGGTGAGCTGGATACCTTCATGGGCTTCAAGTTCATCATGACCAACCGTCTAACAACCAGCGATGGTTCTGAGACAGACGATGTTCGCAACTGTTTTGCATGGGCAGAAGATGGCGTTACCCTTGGATTGGGCAAAGACATCTCAGCTCGCATTGATGAACGTGCAGACAAGAGCTACGCTACCCAAGTGTACTACTGCATGTCTATCGGCGCAGTTCGCATGGAAGAGGCCAAAGTAGTCCAGATTGACTGCGATGAGTCTCCTGACTAAGTAGAGTAGGGGCGGTTCGCCGCCCCTTCTTTTTAGGGGGTTGTGTGAAATACAACAGTGACTTTAGATACGATTTGAAAGTTGGTCAGCTTCAAGAGAAATGGTTGGCTGATGTATTAGAGTCCAAGAAATTGGAGATAAAACGCGACTTCAAGGCTTCACAAACTGGTAGAGTGTTTGTGGAGTTTTTTTGTAGAGGCAAGCCGTCAGGCATATCAACGACAGAAGCTGATTTCTGGTGTTTTGTACTTGACGAGGAAACTGTTATAATACTGCCTACGGAAAAGCTTATTAAGCTTGTTGATGAGGCAAAAAAGTCCGGCAAGGTTGTGGCTGGCGGTGATAGTAATTTAAGCCAAGGCGCATTAGTCATGGTAGAAAGATTGGTAAAGTAATGGCATCAGTAGTTGATATTTGTAACGAGGCAATGGATTTGCTTGGCGCTGCTACCATTGCATCTTTAACTGAAAACTCAAAAGAAGCTCGCCTCTGCAACAGACGGTTCGAGACAGTACGGGATACTATTATTCGCTCCCATCCTTGGAACACTTGCATCCGCAGAACATCGCTTCCGCAAGACACTGCCACTCCTGCTTTTGGGTTTAGTTATCAATATACATTACCAACAGACCCGTATTGTGAGAGAGTGCTGTCGTTTTGGGATAGCAATGTTGATAGCGAGATTGCTGCTTATGACTCACGGGTTATGTTCAAGATTGAAGGCCGTAAGATTTTAACTAATGAAGCTACTTGCAAGATTACCTATCTAGCCAGAATAACTGACACCGAACAATATGACTCTTTGCTGCGCAGTAGCATTGCGCACGGTTTAGCTGCTGACACTGCTTATGCAATTACCGGAAGCACTACCGTTATGCAGACTATGCAAACGATGTTTAAGGAAAGGTTACGCGAAGCACGGTCTATTGATGCCATGGAAGGTATGCCGGAAAAGATGATTGCTGACGACTTTGTAAATATAAGGTTCTAATATGGCTCGCGTATCAACTATTGTCACCAACTTCCAAGCTGGCGAGTTCTCTCCGCGCCTAGAAGGACGCATAGATTTACAGAAGTATAACGGCGCTGCACAACAGATTAGCAATATGCTTGTCTTCCCACAGGGCGGTGTTACTCGCAGACCCGGCACATATTATGCAGGCTCATCAAAGAGCGGCGGTAAGGTACGCTTAATACCTTTTGAGTTTAGTGACGAGCAAGCTTACATTATCGAGCTTGGCGCAAACTATATGCGCTTTTATGTAGATGGTGGCTTGCTTTTGTCTGGTGGCTCTCCCGTTGAGGTGGCAACACCGTATTCAGTGACTGAGATATTTGAGTTAAATTACACTCAATCAGCGGATGTTCTGTACTTAGCGCATAAAGACCATCAGCCAGCAAAGTTAACGCGATTAACTGCAAGCAGTTTTACCTTGTCCGACATTGATTTTGTTGACGGGCCATATTTAGATGAGAACGCTACATCCACAACATTGTACGCATCAGCATCGACTGGCACGGTAACTATCACTGCTTCAGCAGCATTATTTACTAGTGATGACGTAGGACGCTATATCCGCTTCAGAGAAATCCTTGAGATTGAGCATGACCAATGGGCAGCCAGCACAAGCTATGCTGATGGCGAAAGTGTCCGTTATGATGGTCATGTGTATGAACAAGTGACAGGCTCAACCCAAACATCAGGCAACACACCTCCCGTGCATCTGTCTGGCATAGAAACATACGGTGCTATTGATTGGGAATACAAGCATGATGACACAGGCTATGTGAAGATTACTGCATTTACCAACTCAACCACGGTTACTGCTGTTGTGCAGGAAGATGACAAAGGTGTGTCCGTTTTGCCAGACCACGTTATCGGTGCGGCAAATGCAACAACACGCTGGTCATTAGGTGCATTTGGTGGCGACCAAGGTTTTCCACGGGCAGTAGGTTTTTACGAACAGCGTTTGTATTTTGCTGGCACGGTAGGGCAGCCACAAACTATTTTTGGTTCTGTATCTGCTGACTTTGAGAACCACACCCCCGGCATTTTAGACGATGATGCAGTTAATATTACGATTGCTTCGGACAAAGTAAATGTTATTAAGCATCTGTTGCCAGCGCGGTTCTTGCAAATCTTGACGACAAGCTCAGAGTTCACCCTGTCAGGTGGAACAGGTTCTACGCCAGTAAGTCCCACAAATGTTAACGTGTTGCGTGAAACTACATTTGGGTCTGGGGATGTTAGACCTTTGCGAGCAGGCTCTACCACAATCTTAATCCAGAAGGGTGGCGAAAAAGTAAAAGAAGTTCAGTTTAGCTTAGACACTGATGGCCTTGTTGGGCGCGACCTTACTGTTCTTGCGGAACACCTAGCCAAGGGTGGATTAATCGACATGACTTGGCAACAAGAACCTGAGCTTATTCTCTGGTTTGTTCGCTCTGATGGTGTTTTAATTGGGCTTTCCTATGACCCAGCAAACCAAACAGTAGCATGGCATAGTCACGCATTAGGGGGTGTGGCAGAAGTAGAGAGTATTGCCAGTATTCCAAGCGGTGCAGAAGACCAAGTTTATATGTCTGTTAAAAGAATAATTAACGGCTCTACTGTCCGGCACATTGTTTATATGAAGCCAATTTACTTTGGCACAAACGTAGCAGATGCCTTTTACCTTGATAGTGGCTTAACATACTCAGGAAGCCCTACAACGACCATCAGCGGCCTTGACCACTTAGAGGGTGAAACGGTGCAGATTCTTGCTGATGGCGCTGCACACGCAGATAAGACCGTTTCAGGGGGCATTATAACGCTAGATAGGTCATCATCTACTGTCCACGTTGGGTATAGCTACAATTCAATTATTGAAACCCTGCGACTAGAAGGTGGTGCTGATGATGGTATATCTCAGGGCAAGATAAAAAGAATACACGGTGTCACTGTGCGCTTCTTAAACACTGTTGGCGCAGAACTTGGGCCTGACGTCAACAACCTTGACCGCCTGCCTTTCCGGGACTCAAGCATGGCAATGGATGAGGCTGTGCCTATGTTCACTGGTGACAAAGAGATTGTTTTCCCATCGGGTTATGATAATGATGCCCGTGTGTATGTAAGACAGTCGCAGCCATTACCTATGTCTGTGCTTGCTATTATGAGGAGGTCTAACACATTTGATGTATAAGTTGAGGGGTTACGTCAAACAGGATGTATATGACATTGATGTTGGTTATGAATTTGATAGGCGATTGCTGGTTGAAGGCCAAACTACTTTAGGCAGCACTCTTATAGACGGAGAAACGGTATTGGCTACGGGCGGTATCCATATGATGTGGGAAGGCGTGGGAGAGGCTTGGACTCTTGTATCACCTAAGTTACGGGGCAATGGCCTTGTTTTTGCTCGTTATACAAAACGGATGTTTGATGATATAATTGAAGCTAACAACTTGCGCAGAGTTCAGGCTACGATACACGTTGACGATGAGGTTAGTCTTAGGTTTGCTTCATGGTTAGGCTTTAAGGATGAAGGCATTATGAGTAAGTATGGTGTTAACGGTGAAGACTATTTTAGAGTAGCGAGGGTAGCATAATGGAACCTTTTACCGCCGTAGCTGTTGGCAGTCAGGTTCTTGGTGGTGTTGCCGGGTTCAAGGGCAACCGAGCCGCAGCCAAGCAAGCTCAACAGATTAACGAATACAATGCTCAGGTTATTGAGAACGAAGGCATTCTTCTTGCTCGTCAGAAGCGTGAGAGTGAAGCTAGGGTTAGAGATAATGGTCGGCGTCTGTACGGAACGGCTGTTACTTCTGCTGCAAAGTCTGGCGTTCAAATTACAGGAAGCACATTCAAAGCCCTAGCTGACATTAAATACGGGATTGAAAAGGACGCGGCGTTTATTCAATACGCATCCAGTGTTGAACAAGCTAGAAAAGCAGCGGAGGCGGAACAAGCCAGAATAGAGGGTGCTGTACGTTCAGCATCGTATAGGACTGCTGCCGTAGGTTCTCTTCTTGGTGGGGTTACTGGCGCGGCAGGCACATCAGTTAACCTTGGATACACATCATTTTCTGACTACGGGATAGGATAAACTATGCCTCAAATACCTATTTATAACAGAGGGTTAGGCCCAACAGTAGAAATGTCGGCAGGCCAGTTAGCTCCGCGCTTGCAATCAGGCGTGTTCGAGCAAGCTGCGCTTACTCCGTTTGAAACCGCTCAAGATGTTCTTGGAAAAGTTTCTGAGGTTGCTAGTGCTTTTGAGAAGAAAAGGCAGGAAGTAGAGTTAAATAGGTTCGAGCAACAATACAATCAAACCATAGACAACATGGCTATGGAATTTGTCACTAGTGATGTTAGCAGAACCTTGACTGAATTTGATAGCAAGGCAAGTGGCTACTTTCAAAAAGAGCTAAACAAAATTGATGGCATCAAAAACTTACCTAGTTCTGTCAAAGCTAAACTAAAGTCTCAGTTAACTGCCAGAGTAGATTACCGTGTAGCTGACGGCAGGAAGAACGCATTTACTAGACAGATAGAAGATGACTCCAAACTTTACGAAGACAGATTAATTTCGTTGTTTAGGGATTGGTCTGACGCTGAGGGGCAAACTGTTGGCCCCGGTTTGTCAAAGCAAGACATCATTATGGAAGATATGCTTGAGGTCGTTAGGCAAGCTCAAGAAATTGGACTGCCAATGTCGGCAACCAAAGAAGACTTAGTTCTTTTTGCAGAAGCCGAGCGTATTAACCAGCTTATAATCTTAGACAATAAGTCATACGATGATGTTGTTGCCCTCTATGATGCTATCAGGCTTGGCTCAACATCTCGTTATGAAACTATGACACTTGAGGAGAGAGCAAAGTTAGCTGCCCCACTTGAATCGTATATAAACAAATTAGAAACATCAGAGTCCGTTAAAGCTATCACTATGGGTGATAACGCTATTGCTTCTATGATTCTGGATATAGGTAATTCTGGTAAATATATGCAAGACGGAATGGTTGCCGCAGATAGATTAGATATGCTTGGCAAGCCAACCCAAGCTCAAACCCTGCGAAACAAGTTAGAGGCTGCACAAACACAATTAGACGCGGCGTTAACTCTGGCCTTTGCTTCTCCTCAAGAAATAGCTGCATATAGAAAGAAGTTGTCTGATGAGGCGGATGAAGCGTTACGCACTGGTGTTGGCGCAGACATGGCAGTTTTAAGGCGTGATTCTTTCAATAAGGTTGTTGATGGTCAAGTAGCGGCAAAGGCTGAGGATATTGGCGGATATGTAGTTGACACCTACAAGATGCTTAATAATGGGCAAGCTCCAACTCGTTCTGAAATTATAAAGATGCAAAATCAAATGGGCATCCCGTTGTTCCAGATGAAGCCCTACACAAATACAGAAGCCAAGACTCTTAAAGAAACTCTTCCTGACCTTGATGCTGCACAAAGATTGCAGGCTACCCAAGAGTTCATGTCTCAGTTTCAAGGTGAAACCGTTACCTTTGAGAATGGCGAAACGCTGGATATTTATAATCTTGCTATGACTAACGGAATTAATGATGGATTAATAACATCCGCAATGAATGTTGCTATGCACGTTGGTGGTTCAAGCGCATTAGACGTTCTAAATGCTGAGGGCATTGATGAGAATAGTCTTGATTTAGCGCGAGAAGAAAAATCCGAAATTAACAATAGCGTTACAGATGAGATGAAAGATTTCTTTGCATCTTATATTGGTAGTGAATCTATTAACGGAATCCTAAGCAGAAGCGCAACAGACTCAAGAGTTAACTCGATGCTAGGTATTAGGGATGCCATTGTTAAATTAGCCAAAGTTAAAGTTGCGCTAAATGATATGTCCCCGTCTGCGGCGGCTGAAGAGGCGGCGTCTATTATATTGAAGTCGTATGATTTTGTAGAGCAAAACGGCAAAGTTGTTCGCATTCCTAGACGTATCCAAGTTGCTGACCGCGATGGCAGTAAAACTGGCTCTGATATTGCAATGGAAGTTTTGAACCAGCGTTTAACGGTAGACTTTATCGCAGAAAGACTACACATCCCACCGTCTAATTTTGGCTATGCCGGGACAAGAGAAGAGGCTGCCAGACTGTACGCTCAGATGATTGTAGATGATGGCGGATGGAGAACTAACACGGATGACACCGGAGTGATTCTTGTAGACAAATATGACAACGAAGTGATGTTTAACAGGAATGCGTTTGGTGACGAAGTTGATGGCGGAACTAGATTTGAGTTTAACTTCCAAGATGCCCTTGATGTTCGGAAGGCCGAGAAAAGGCTTGAGGCGCAGGCTGCACAAGACATCATTGATATTAATATGCAAATAAACAAGATTGATTTGGATGTTCGTGAAGGAAGAATGACAGTAGCTAATGGCGTGAACGCTAAACAAACCTTGGTGAGAGATTTGAAGGTGTTGCAAAATATGCAGGGTGGAGCAATTCCACCTTACCCAACGCAAGATATCACAGGATTTATAGAAGAGTATTTCCCAGACTAATGGCTATATTTACTGAACCACAACGCTATGATGCAGCACTAGCCAACAATTACTTTAACGAAGACAAGGTTGGCACGCTTGATGTTCTTGGCGCTACATTCGAGCAAACGCTGTACGAAAACCCAATGTCTGCATTAGGCAGGACAGTTGAGTTATATAACTTTAGCAATAAATACAAGAAGTTAACCCCAGAAGAATACAAGGAAAGCCAATTCTATCGTGAGGGAATAGAAGTCCCAAGTGACGGAATATACGAAGGCGCAGCCCTAATTCTTGCCGAAAGATACGACAACCGTATGCGGCGGCAGAGCGTGCTTAATCGTTCGCAGGGAGGCTTTTTTACTGGCACGGCGCAGTTTGGCGTGTCGCTTATTGGCAGTATGTTAGACCCTATCAATGTTGGTGTTTCATTTATTCCGTATGTAGGCCAAGCTAGATGGGCGCAGTTGGGTGCAAAGTCAGGCACAACAAAAGCGAGACTATTACGGGGCGGCGTTGAAGGTAGTATTGGTGCGGCAGTGGTAGAACCTTTAGTCTACGGCGCAGCCAAATATGAGCAAGACCCGAACTACACTCTCTTTGACAGCCTTATGAACGTAGCCATTGGTGGCGTTTTAGGTGCTGGCTTGCAGGCTGGTGGCGGTGCTATTGCGGATGCGATTAAGAGAAGCAACGCAAAGCATAGAGAAGTCTTTTTACGGACGGCAGTTGGGCAGTTAGCTGAAGGCCGACAAGTAGATATAGAGCCAGCATTAAAAGCAGACCCTAACTTACGCGAAACAGTTGATAGCCTAGGCCCGGCAGCTCCGCCTAGACGCGGCTTCTCCATGTTGTCGCCACAAAAGACGCGCAAAGTTAAGAACAAAGTTACCGGGGAAGTTACCGAAGTTGCATTTGGCTTACCCAACTCTTTGAAAATACTAAACAATCCGCCAGAGACTTTGCTTCAATTTATACGCAGAAATGGTGGCGTATGGACTCAAGAGAAAAACATTGGTGACATTATTCAAATCTTTGACAAGGATAGAAGCCTTGTTAATAAGGAACGTGGCGCGGTAGAAAAGAAGCCCGGACAAAAACGCATCTCTAAAAAGAAACTAGCAGGCGGTAAAACTCTGGATGAATTAGCAGAGCTTTTAACTGAAGCAGGGTTTTACACAGAGCGTCCAACTATTTCACAATTACTTGACGACATCTCAAGTGAAAAGAGGCAGGGTGTAAAAAAGCACTCTCAAATGGATGCCGACAAGGTGACTGAGTTTGAGAATGCTGAAGCCATGCTTGAGGAATTGTCGCGCAACGGTATTGACCCAACAGGGCGCACAGATGCTGAAATAAACGCCATACTACAAGAACAGGCGGAACTTCAGGAAGCTGGCGACCGTGTTCCAGTTGACATTCCTGATGGGCTGACAGAACAAGAGTTTGCAGACTTACAGCAAAGATTGCATGAAGCGCCGGATGAATATCCTGAGCTTGAGGACTTTGCTGATGAGCTGGAGGAAATGGACAAAGTAGATGCTTTATTCGATGAAGAAACTTTAGCCATAGACAAAGAGATTGAGCAGCTTGAAGCGCAGTTAGCTAGTGTTGAACCCGGAGTTATCCCAAGAGACATTCTTGATGAGGTTACAGCAGCGGCAGAACTTGAAAGAAAAGCGCAAAGCTATGACGAAGCAACGGCAGCAGCCGCGCAATGTTTGATTGGTAAAGTATAATGCAACAGTGTTTAGACGTTATTAAGAATGCTTCTCGGACAGCAGGCGGTGAGCTGCTTGATGAAGAGGCTATGGAAATCCTAGACTCTCTTTACAAAGAGTATGTCAAAACTGGCAATAAAATAACTAGTGAGTCACAAGTTGATGCGCTAAAAGCTAAGGCTCAAGAAATTGCTTTGAATGCTCGCAAGAAAGCCAAAATCCAGCGCAGAAGTAAGCTAATCAACGCTACACGCTATGCGCAACTAAAGTCCTTGATGGACAAGTATCCTAATGACCCCGGCAAAGCTCTTCAGGAATTGCTTGTTGGTACTCTTGATGTGGCTAAAGAAGGGCGCGGCAACAGTGTTGGGGCTAGACAACACGCAATAAATCTTAGCTCGGCTGGTGGATTACTTGCTGATTTGCAGAAGAAGGGTCTGGTTGGTGTATTCAGGTCAGGCCAACTTGACGAGCTTATCTACCGTGAGTTGTTTGATGGCATAGGCTCAACAAACAATAAAGAAGCGCAGGGAATAGCTGAGGCCATTCGTAAGGCGCAGAAAAGATTGTTGCGTAGAAAGAATAGGGCTGGTTCATACATAAACGAAATACCAAACTATGTCACAAGACAGGTGCATAATCCATCACGCATAATGGATGCTGGCGCGGAAAAATGGATTGCCGACATACTTCCTTTGCTAGATGAAGAAGCCACATTCAAAGACATGGAAACATCAGCGGAACGCCGTAAGTTTCTTAGCGAGATACATAATGCTTTGGTTACTGGCATACACCAAAAGACTGACAGGCCGCGAGATGTTGCTGGCAAGAGCGACCCTATCTTAGGGTTTAAAGGCCCAGCTAACTTAGCTAAGAAGTTAAGCTCCGAACGTGTGCTTCATTTCAAGGACGGTAAGTCAGCGCATAAATACGCGACTATGTACTCTAACAAAAACCTTGTTCAATCCATCCTTGACGGATTTGCGCATGACGCACAGGCTTTGTCTTTAATGGAAACTTTTGGCACAAACCCAGCGGCTATGCTTGATAGGGTTCTTGACGATTTGAGGGCGCGTCAAGGCCAAGACCTAAACATGACTAAGGTTAAAGAGAAGGTTATTCGCAGGCAATTTGCTGAAGTTGATGGCTCTACTAGAAACATTGGGGCTTCAGAAGCTAGGGCATTAGGTTTGGATTGGGGCGCAATCGGCGCAATGTTTAGAGCTTTGCAGAACATAACAAAGCTAGGGTATTCAGTTATAACATCATTTGGTGATGTTGTTACTAAAGCGAACTTCATCCAAACAAATACAGGTCGGGGTTTCTTTGAGTCTTACGCTAAGTCTCTTGGTGATGTATTTAAGTTGTTTCCAAACGAACAGCAAAAAGAGTTATCTTATATGCTAGATATTGGTGCTGAGGCTGTTATTGGAGATGTACACGCAAGATTTGGTGCGGATGACCCGTTGCCCGGTATGATGTCCAAAGCGCAGCAAACTTTCTTTAAGCTCAATGGTATGTACTATTGGAACAACGCAATGAAGACTGGCGTTGCCCGTATGCTTTCCGCTGATTTAGCTGTACACTCTACCAAAAGCTTCTCAAGCATTCCTATTGAGGTGCAAAATATTTTGAAATTCTATAACATTGGCGAAGCTGAATTAAAGCTAATCCGTGGTATAGACATGAAAGCAGCGGATGGCAGAAGGTATGCCGTTCCTGCGGTTGTTGATGACATCCCTGTTGAAAGATTAGACGCTTATATCCGTGATTCCCTAGGCACGCTAGACATTACTGACGACATTCGGCAGGATGTAAGAGACGATTTACGCACAAGAATCTCAACATACTTTACTGACAGCGCAGACGCAGCTATCCCGACCCCCGGCGCAAGAGAGCGTTCTTTGCTTAACCAAGGGCATCCAAGAGGTACTGTTATGGGTGAGGCAATCCGGATGTTCACACAATTCAAATCATTCCCTGTTACTTTTATGACAAAGGGTATGGGTAGAACATATTACGCAAGGCAAGCTGCTGGCAAATCAGGCTATGTTGGTGTTGCGCAACTCATGGTTGGTATGACTGTGATGGGTTATGTTTCAACATCAATTAAAGACATTCTGCGCGGCAAGACACCGATGGAAGTGTTTAGTGAGGACACATTCCTAAACATCAAAACATTGAGCCGAGCATTTGTAAGTGGTGGAGGAGCTGGAATATTGGGTGATTTCTTATTCAATGAATACAACAGATACGGCAAATCTTTAACAGAAACTCTTGCAGGGCCGGGATTTGGTACAGCTAGTGAAGTTGCTGCCATTTTCTCAAGTCTTGTTAGGGGGGATTTTGAAGGCACTGGCAAGAAAGCATTTGATGGTGCTAGAGGATTAATACCCAATCTATTCTACACTGATACAGCTATGCAGTATTTGTTCTTATACGGTTTAAGTGAGCAAATAAGTCCCGGATTCATGTCCAAGATGGAACGCAATCTCAAGAAAAACACAGGGCAAACATACTTTTTACCACCTAGCCAAAACGCTATAAGGTTTTAATTTGTATCTTTTTAGGGTAAAATACCACCAAGGAGTCTGGTATGACAGTTAGTAGCACCAACACAAAGAATAGCTATAATGGCGATGGTTCAACCACCGTCTTTGCTTACACGTTCAAAATCTTTGATGACGATGACATCATTGTTATCCTCCGTACTGATGCTACTGGCGGTGAAACTGTCCAGACTAAAGGCACACATTACAGCGTGTCAGGCGTTGGCGATGCTGGTGGCGGAAACATTACTTTTGTAACTGCCCCTGCAAGCGGAATCACCGTTGTTCTTATCCGGGCAACCGTACAGACACAAACTACTGACTACACTCCTAACGACCCATTCCCTGCTGCTAGTCACGAAGATGCTTTAGATAGACTAACCTTGATGGTTCAAGACCAACAGGAAGAGCTAGACCGTGCGATTAAAGTGTCTCGCACAAACACTATTAGCACATCCGAATTTACCATTGGCCCTAGTGACCGTGCTAACAAAGTATTTGCCTTCGATGCTAACGGTGACTTCTCTGTTACCCAAGAGATTGGCACATACAAAGGCACGGATACTACCACAACAACATCTGCGTATAGTGCGCGAGACATTGTTAAGTCCACCACCGCAGCACAGCTAGGCAATGTCTATATTGCGACACAAAATAGCCCAGCAGGGACATTGCTAACTAACACGACTTACTGGCAGTTACTTATTGATGCGGTTGCTGCGGCTACATCAGCGGCAGCAGCGGCATCTAGCGCAACAGACGCCGAGACTGCACAGACAGCGGCAGAGGCTGCTCAAGCAGCGGCTGAAACCGCACAGGCTAACGCTGAAACGGCTGAGACAAATGCGGAGACAGCAGAAACCAATGCTGAAACTGCTCAAGCGGCAGCCGAGGCAGCACAGGCAGCGGCTGAAACAGCAGAAACAAATGCCGCAACATCCGAGACAAACGCTGCCACATCAGCATCGGCTAGTGCAACATCAGCCACGGCATCGGCTTCTAGTGCAACAGCGGCTGCTTCATCAGCTACGGCTGCGGCTGCATCTGAATCCGCTGCGGCAACAAGCGAGACCAACGCCGCGACTAGCGCAAGTAATGCTGCAACTAGTGAAACTAATGCGGCAACTAGCGAGAGCAACGCCTCGACATCTGCGTCAAATGCGGCGACATCTGCCTCTAATGCCTCGACAAGCGAGACTAATGCGGCATCATCCGCTACTGCTGCGGCGGCTTCTCAGGTAGCGGCGGCGGCTAGTGCGGCTAGTGCGGCATCAGCCTTCGACAACTTTGATGACACTTACCTTGGCGCAAAAGCAAGTGACCCAACGGTGGACAATGATGGCGACCCATTAACCCAAGGCGATTTGTACTTTAATACCACAGCTAATGAGATGCGTGTGTATGACGGTGGTAGCTGGATTGCGGCTTCATCGGCTGGCGGTGCTTCACTGCTAATGTATGAGTACACAGCAACCTCAGGTCAGACGACATTCTCTGGTTCTGACGACAACGCTAATACACTCAGCTACACCATTGACAACATCATCGTAACTCTTAACGGTGTTGTTCTTGACCCTGACGATTACACAGCAACAAGCGGCACAAGCATTGTTCTTGGCACTGGTGCGGCTCTGAATGACGAGCTTAATGTGGTTGCGTTCAAATCCTTCACTACTGCGGATATGGTGTCTGCTACTAATGGCGGTACTTTTGGTAATGACATTACTGTCACTGGCACTGTGACGGCTGATGGGCTGACTGTTCAAAACACTGCCGCTTCAAACGCACAAATCGTTATTGAAAACACATCTGCGGCAACTAGCACTGACTACAAAATTGTTGCTGGAAAAGTAGGCGTTAGCAATGAAGGTTTTAGCATCTATGACAGCGCAAACGCTACGACAGCGTATTACATAGATAGCACTGGTAACCACGAGTTTCTTGGCGGCAACGTGGGCATTGGGACGAGTTCGCCGTCAACCACCTTTCACGTCAACAGTGGTACTGTAAATAGCACTGCACTTTTTCAAAGCGAAGACAGCGTTGCTAGTATTTATCTTATAGATAGCAACACTACAGGCGGTGTTTCAGCTTCACACGGTATGCTTACAACTGGAGACGAATTAACAATTCGTGGAATTGACCACATAGCTTTTGACACAGGCACTACAGAACGTATGCGCATCGACAGTAGTGGCAACGTTGGCATTGGCAAAACGCCTAGCACTGCCCTAGATGTTAACGGCACAGTAACAGCCACAGCATTTAGCGGTGACGGCTCTGGGCTAACTGGGGTATCTGCTGGCGGCGGTACTTACAAGGGTGAGAATGGTGAGGTTAATGCTGGCGGTGGTGACATCTTCAGGGTGCATCAGAAACAATTAGACACCAGCGTCACGATTGATGGCGATGAAAATGCGCTTTGCGCTGGCCCACTAACACTAGCAACTGGGGTAACAGTTACGGTTACATCTGGTGGAACATTGGTGATAGCATGAGTACATTACGAGCAGATACAATTCAGAACACATCGGGCGGTGCAGTCACGCTGACTAATCAGAGTGCGACTAAACATTGGGTAAATATGGATGCTGGCACAACAATTAATGACAGCTTTAACACCGCTTCTATTACAGACAACGGCACAGGCGACCACGCCAGCACAATGACAAATGCTATGGTTAACAGTGATTATGTTGTAAGTGGCTCTAATATTAGTTCACCTACTAACGTTAGCGGTGAATTTTTTATTGATGCTAGACGCACCCACACTACAACAACCTATTCTTTCAAAACCAGACACAATGGCGGCACTTATTATGACAATGATAGAAACGGATTGCATCTAAGCGGAGACCTAGCATGAGTACCATTCTAGTTGACAATCTCACAGGCAAGACCTCTGCTGGCTCTATTACGGTGACGAGCGAGGGCGGTGCGGCTACTCAGTCCTTGCAACAGGGGTTGTCGAAGGCTTGGTTTAGTATGAACGAAGCTACACCAGTATTTAATGATAGTTTTAACTTTGCATCTATTACTGATAATGCTACTGGCGATAAGACTGTATCATTTACTTCTAGTATGGGCAATGCTAATTATAGTGTGTCTCAATCTAATGCTAATAGTGGCACAGACTACACACGAGGTACTGGTGGTGCGTATGACCACACAGTATCTGCAAGCAGTTACAGGTACTATAGTTGCGGTGGGTCATCAGGGTCTAGTAATGGCTATCTGCGTGATGATACTCGCATGAAACAAATGTATATTGGAGACCTCGCCTAATGACAACGACACCTGATTTCAAAGGCACTCACCTGTTTGACCGACTGTGCTGGGCAAAGGAAAACCTAGACGGTGTGCAGTCTGACTATCGTGTTGTCTATGAGGACAGTATTGACGAGTGCGCCAAGATACTTGTGCCTGACCCTAACTGGATGGCTTGCGCTTTACAAGGCGGCATCCTACCACCAGTGTGGGTGTATCACGAGTTGGCAAAGGACGAAGCACAACCTGATTT